CGGGTAACTGTATCCCGACCACGGCCTCGCTGACGCATGGCTCGTGGGGTGCGGGAACGCTGGCGAGCGGAGCCGCGCAGACGGAGGACTTGGTCGAGGCCAAGTTGACCATCCTCCGCGACAACATCCAACTGAACGCGCAGGCGGTCGGGCTCGTGACCCGGATGCTACTCGACTTCGCCTGCTAACGGAGGATTTGTGGACGACGTTTTTGCTGATGGCCGGGAAGCCGAGAGGTTGCTGGCTGATCCCACGTTCCAGAAAGCGTTCGCGCGCCTGGAACAGAAGTACACCGATGCCTGGAAACTCGCCAAGTCGAAGGATGACCGCGAGCATCTACACGCCTGCGTGAGGGCGGTCGGTGACGTACGCGGAGAACTGGAAGCGATGAAGGGCAACAAGGCGATAGCCGATGCCGAGAACAAGCGGTTCGGCAAACCCAAGCGATAAGAGGAGACTATGCCAGCGAAACCGAAGGCCGACCCGGTTCCCGATACAGGGGCAGACCGGGCACCCGACCCCGAGATGAAACTGTTCGAGATGTTCGAGGCACAGAACACAGCAAAGGAGGCTCCGGTTGAGAAGGAGCCGGAGGAACCCGCAGTCGAGCAGCCGGTGACGGAGAAGAAGCCAGCCGGGGACGCCGATGCGGAGAAGGTCGCAGGTGAGGAGGCCGCGCCAGAAGAGGAGACCGAACCGGAACCAGTCCTCTATTCCGTCACGATTGACGGTGAGAAGCAGGATGTTCCGCTCGACGAACTCATTGCGGGGTACTCCCGTACCGGCGACTACACACGCAAGACGCAGACCCTTGCGGACGAGCGCAGGAAACTCGACGCAGAGGCACGCGAGACGCGCATGGCGCGTGAGCGGTACATCGAAGTGACCAAGGCGGCGGAAGCTGTCTTGACACAGGGACGAGACGAACCGGATTGGGAGAAGTTGGCCGAAGAGTTGGACCCGGCGGACTACAACCGGCAGCGCGCCCAATGGGACACCCGCCAACGGCAGGTGAACGCCCTGCGGACAAAACGCGAGGTCGAGGAGCAGAAAGCGTTTGCCGACCGAGAAGCGGAACACAGGGAATACCTGAGAACCGAGCAGGCCAAACTCCTTGCCGCCGTGCCGGACTGGAAGGACGAGTCGAAGGCACGGGCCGAACAGGCCGAACTCACGGAGTACGCCCTGAGAATCGGGCAGGATTACGGGATCACCGACCGGGTATTGGCTGGGATAGATTCCGCGTTCCCGATCCTGATGCTACGCAAGGCGATGCTCTATGACCGGATGATGGCAGCCAAGCCGAAGGTGCAGCAACAGACGAAGCCTGTCCCTACGGCGAAGCCCGGCGCGAAGGTGGAGACCCCGAAGGTCAACCCGGCGATGGCCGCACGCGCGAGATTGCGCGAGAGTCATGACCCGAAGGATGCGGAGGAAGTCTTCCTCCATATGGCAACAGCGGGGGCGTTCGATGCCCCCCGATAACTAGGAGTACCGGATGGCTAACGCAACACTAGGCACAACCTACCAGACTTTCCAGGGCCTCGGGCTTCGGGAAGACCTGGAGAACCTGATCTACGACATCAGCCCGACGGACACGCCCTTCATCTCGATGGCTGGGCGGACGCCGGTCAGTCAGACCCTTCACGAGTGGCAGACCGAGAGTCTCGCCACGGCCAGCACGGCGAACGCCCAGATTCAGGGCGTGAACTACACGGAGTTCGCGGCTGCGGTGCCGACCGTGCGTGTCGGCAACTATACGCAGATTTTCACCAAGCTCGTCCTGGTGTCCGCGACGATGGAGGCGGTCAGCAAGGCGGGTCGCGCGACCGAGATGGCGCATCAGACCCTCAAGCACACACGCGAGATCAAGCGCGACGTTGAGGCCACGGTGCTGAACAACATCGCGGGCTCGGCGGGTAACGCCACCACGGCGGCCACGATGGCGACGATGGGTGCGTGGATCAAGACCAATACGTCCATCTCCTCGACCTCTTCCGGCGACCCGATCTACACGACCGGTGTACCGGCTGCGGCGCGGACGGACGGCACGGCACGCGCAATCACCGAGGCGTTCTTCAAGCACGTTCTCCAGGACTGCGCGACCAGCGGCGCCAGCCCCACGGTGGGGATGTTCGGCGTCGTGAACAAGGGCAATGCCAGCAAGTTCGCGGGCATCGCCACCAAGACGCAGGTGTTCGACACCTCGAAGGCGGTGCCAATGCCGATCATCGGGGCCAGTGACATCTACGTCAGCGACTTCGGGAAGCTGTCCTTCGTGTTCAACCGTTTCCAGCGGGACCGCGACGCCTGGGTGCTGGACCCCGAGTACCTGAGCATGGGGTATCTGCGCCCGTTCCAGACGGTGCCGCTGTCGAAGACCGGCGACTCGACCAAGGCCGCAATCGTCACGGAATGCACGCTGATCGTCAAGAATGAGGCCGCGTGCGGTCTCATGGCGGACTGTGATACCACTGTTCAATGACGAGTAGTTGACTCGTGATTCGGATTGGGGGCTGGCGTCCCAGCCCCCAACATCCACCGGAGACCACATGAACGAGATGAGGCCGAGGCTGTTGTCCTCTGACCCCTACACGATGACGAAAGAGTGGTTCGTCCCCAGTGTGGACGGCAAGGAGTTCACCATCGTCACCGAGCAGTTCGCCGACCCGTTACTGGCTCACAACTACGAACTGCGTAAGGAGGCCGACACGCACACACGGTGGGGTGAGGGCCAGTTGGTAGCAAGCCTCCCCCCGACGGTGTGGATGGACCTGTGGCGCAAAGGCATTATCCAGAGTGAGACAGCTCTGAAGAAGTGGCTCAACGCGGCCGAGAACGTGGTGTTCCGCCGCAGGTTTGGGCGGGTGTAGTGCCCAACTTCTGGAAAGGCGAGGACCTTGTGGAGCAGGCGCGGGTGATGGTCGGTGTGCCGTGCGGGGACCAAGTGCAGGCGGTATTCGCCTACTCGCTGGCCGGGATGATGGCGCACACGATGGGAACACTGGTGGGACCGACCCAGCCGATAGAGTGGATACGGCTGGTGTTCCACCGTGGGACACTGATAGCGCCCCAGAGATACGAACTCGCGCTGGCCGCACTGGGGCTGAACGCGACACATCTACTCTGGATTGACAGCGATACCGAGTTCCCACCGGACGCCCTGAACCGACTCCTGGCGCGGAACAAGGATTACGTGGGCATCGTGCAATGCGGCAGGCGACCCCCCTGTGGAACGACATCATTCATCTGGGAGGTGCCTGGCAAGCCGACGATGGTCTACACGTATCCCGAGTCCACGGGATTGCAGCGGGTGGATGCACTGGGGTTCGGGTTCACGCTCTGCCGCACCGAGGTTTTCAGGAAGGTGCCCCCGCCGTTCTTCCCGATGCAATGGGGGCAGATGACCAATGGGGAGTGGCAGTTCAACGGCGAGGACGTGGGGTTCCAGAGCTGGGTGCGGAAAGCGGGATTCGAGATGTGGGTTGACCACGACCTGTCGAAGGAGTGCGGGCACGCGGGCGCGGTGGTTTACAAAATGGAGCACGCCCTCGCTATGCGGGATGCGATGGTTGAGGTGGGGACGTTCGTCATTCCTCCTGGGGCGTTGGGCGAGTACAAGGGCGGTGCAGACTTGATAGAAGAGAAGCCGAAGCTGGTACTGGTGAAGGAGTAGCCAATGGCCCTTAGCACGTATACCGAACTCTGCGCGTCGATTGCGGGCTGGCTCAACCGCGACGATCTCACCGCCCGTATCCCCGACTTCGTGACGCTGTGCGAGGCGCGTCTCAAGCGGACGATCCGCACCAAGAGCGTTACGACTGCGGACGTGGACATCGCGGCTGCTGCGAGTTACTGCGCGGTGCCGACCGGCGCACTGGAAATCGTGTCGCTGTCTCTCAACGATGACGAGTACGGTGGGCCGCTAACGCTCGTGAGTTATCCCGAGTTGATGCGATACCGCGCGTGCCATCCTGATGCTGGAACGCCGGAAGTCGCGTGTGTCATCGGCAACGTGATCCAGTTCGCGCCCGCATCGAACACGGCGTTACATCTCGCGGTGGAGTACGAGGGGCCGTTCACGGCGCTGTCGGGTGGCAATGCATCGAACTGGATACTAGCGGACCACCCGGACCTGTACCTGTTCGGGGCGCTGGCTGAGAGCGCGCCATACCTTGCGGACGACGAACGTATCATGGTATGGAACGGGCGGTTCGAGAAAGCGGTTGAGGAGTGCGAGTTGCAACGCGAGCGGCGCAGATGGCCCGGTCCCGTGAATGTGCCGGTGTCCCGCGCGTTTTCCGACACACCCCCGAGGTAGAAGATGGCACATAGTCATACGACCAACTACGATCTCATCAAGCCCGAGGTCTCAGCCGACGTGGGTGCGTGGGGCGCGTACGTCAACACCAATTCCGATACCATCGACACCGCGATGAAAGCCATACAGGACGCGGTGGATGCTACCGAGGTGGTAGCCGATGCGGCGCTACCCAAGGCGGGTGGGACGATGAGCGGTGCGATTGTCGGTGCGGCCATCAGCGCCACAACGGTTACAGCAAGCGGCGCGTTCGGCTGCAACGGCAAGACTGCGCAGGCGGCAGTTGCCGCCGACGCCGCGCTAGTCTACTACGGCAGCGACAATGCCGATCTCGCCGTCTCGACTCAGGACACCGTCGCGCTTGTCAACACGATTCGCGCGGCGCTCATCGCCAACGGCATCCTGGCCTAATGGCACTCTTCCCCCTGCGGTTCCCACCCGGCGTGCTCGCCAATGGCACAAAGTACCAGGCCAAGGGGCGCTGGTACTCCGCGCAACTCGTGCGGTTCAGCCAAGGGGCGATCCGGCCCGTGGGCGGCTGGCAGGCCGTGCCCGTGACCGGAACTGCCGCCGGGGCACCGCGCAGTCTGCTCGCGTGGCGGCGCACGGGTGACAGCGGCCCTATGCTTGCCGTGGGCACCAATAGCCACATCTACTCGTTCACCAGCGGGACACTGACGGATCGCACCCCTGCCGACCTGTCGGCCGGTGGGGCCGACACGGTGTTCGGGCTGGGCGGGTTCGGCGCGGGCGCGTTCGGCGCTGGTCCCTTCGGCACGGGGGACCGCAGCCAGACCACGGAGGTCGAAGCCGCGATCTGGCACCTCGACACGTTCGGCGACAAACTCATGGGAGTCCTGGCCCCGAGTGATGGGCGCCTATTCTCCTGGGACGGGATTACCGACACCCTTGAGTTGGTGAGCGGCGCACCGACCAGCAATCGCGGCGTGGTGGTGACCCCCGAGAGGTTCGTGTTCGTGCTCGGTGCAGCGGGCGACCCACGCAAGGTTCAGTGGTCATCACAGGAAAGCCTTACCGAGTGGACAGCAAGTGAGACCACAACAGCGGGTGACTTCATCCTACCCGGTTCCGGTCGCATCGTGCGCGGGATACGGGGACGGGGCGAGACCCTGATCTGGACTAATGAGGCGTTGTTCGCGTGCCAGTACGTTGGCGGGACACTGGTCTACTCCTTTGGACAACTGGGGTCCGGGTGTGGGCTTGTTGCACCACAGGCCGCCGTGGTGATGGATGGCAAGGCCGCGTGGATGGGTCAGAACTGCTTCTACGTCTACGACGGGTACGTGCGGCCCGCGCCATCGGCTGTGAGCGATTACGTGTTCTCGAACTTCAACTCAGCGATGCGGGTCAAGTGCTGGGCCGAGACGCGGGCGGATTACAGCGAGGCGTGGTTCCATTTCCCGTCGGGGTCCGCCACGGAGCCGGATCGCTACGTCATCTGGAACTACCTGGAAGACCACTGGACGATGGGCGAGTGCGCGCGGACGGCAGGCATCGACCGGGGCGCGTTCGACTACCCGATATGCGTGACGAGCGATGGAGTGCTCTGGGAACACGAGCACGGTTCGGATCACACGGGCGAGGTGCTTCCCTATCTCGAAAGCGGGCCGCTGGAGATCGGCGATGGCGAGCGGGTAATGATGGTGCGCCAGTTGGTGCCCGACGAGGCTACGCGGGCCGGGCAGGGGTTGGGCTCGCTACACGCGCATCTCTACTCGGCCATCTACCCAACGGCGACCGAGACACAGAATGGTCCCTACACATTGGCTAACCCGACACCCGTACGAATAACGTCGCGGCAGGTGCGGCTCCGGTTGGACGAGACGGTGCCCGGCGATTGGCGTATCGGTGTCCTGCGTATCGACGCGGTGCCAAGGGGGTTACGGTAATGATTGGCAAGTTCGGTGCCCCGCCTCCGGCATACAGCCAGCAGGACGAGGCACAGTTCCGCCGTCGGCTCGAACAGCATCTCGGGCAGGTCGGGACCGTGGTGGGGCCACCCATCAGTCCCGTTGCCACCGTCCTACCGTGGTTCAACGTCAGGACCTACGGCGCCGTGGGCGACGGGGTCCACGACGACACGGCGGCGATCCAGGCGGCGGCCAATGCGGCGAGCGCGAGCAAGAGCGCCGTATGGTTCCCCGGCGGATACTATGCCGTGAGCGCGTTGTCTGTGTGGGGGGACGACGTGCGAATCGTGGG